CATCAAGTTTTTGTTCTGGTTGAGTACTTCCTATTCCAACATTTTCACTAATTATTGCGGTTCCAATTACATCAAGTTCTTCTCTTGGAGAAGAAATGTCGGTAGTTCCAACTCCAACTTTGGTGCCAAATACCCCAACATTTTTAACAATTAAATTATCAGAAAGTAAATTTATTAAATCATCGGGTATCTTATAACTCTCTCCAGTTACTATGTTTACACTATCATCAAATTCTAATTCATCTGAAACATAGTATTTTTTAGCGTAAAAAAAGGTAGTTAGTGACATTTTAATTTAATTGTTTTTTATCGTAATGATATCCAGCAATTGACCTTCCAGAATTGTCTCCAGGATAATTCTCTATACTACCTTCATATTCAGGTATTAATTTTTCAGTATCTATCCGCTCACCAAATACATGATAAAAACAATGTATTGGTAGTGGGCTAAATTGTGTATCAGACCCACCTATAGTTATAGTATTATTTTCAATGGATTTTATAAAAAGAGATTGTTCTGCACCAATAGGTGTGATTGAAACAGTAATCGTATTCGGGTCTACAAGTTTTTCCCAGTATTCGGGAAGTTTAATTATATTCGTATTTATTAATTTTCCACGAACATATACTGCTGCTTCTGGGCCCTCAATACAACTGTGAGTTAATCTCCAACCTTCTTTTGTTGGGTGAGGAATATCAAAGTTCTTCTTTACTGAAAGTACATGAGATCCATTGTTTGATACAACTTCACCTTTTGCTATAACATTTTTAGTTACTCTAACATTTTTATTAAACTGTGATTCAGAATCCACTTCAAGTGATGGACCTAAAATAAGTGTTTTAACTTTAGATTCAATCTCAGTATTTTTATCAGATAAAATTTGAATGTATTCACCCGCTTCAATTTTATGAGCATTTGCATTTACTCGTATTCCTACTCCATCATACCTATTCCCAGATCCAGCACCAGGATTTCCTTGTTTACTAATTGTAATGGCGTCTGCTAGAGGTCCAAAAAATTCACCACTAGTGCTTAAAGGATTATCATTAACCTCCCCACTAGCAGGAAGAACACTTATCATTGACCTGGTATATCTTTCCGAAACATATCCATCAGATATTCCACCAACAATCAATGGACCATTAATCGCAGCAATTCCAGGCAAATCGGGGGATGGCCCAGGAATTTTATGTGCAGGATCTGTAGGTCCAACAAGTAAAGATTTTTCTGCTGATAGTTTAGGAGAATTTGACATAATTAACCAAGTTGTAAATCAGAAATACCTTTGATTGCAGCACTGGAAGCAGATAATGTTCCAGCAGCAGCATCGATGGAGGTTCCAGAGGTTGCAAACTGCGCTACAGTGTTAAAAAATTGAGTATTCAAATCTAGAGCTAAAGAAGAATCAATTACCATACTTACACATTTAAATCTTATTCCATCCTTGGAATTTACTTCGATTTGATTCTTTGCCTTAATAATAATATTTCCGTCAGGATCTCCTCCAACTGCACTGATGTGAATATTTTTTGCTTCTAAATGTATTGTTCCATTTGGTGCTTCTATTTTAATATCACCATTTTTTGCATGAATCCATTTTGCAAGATTGAGTGGATTACTACCATCATTATTTGATGGCATTTCATTACCAACAGATTCATATGATGTTTTATCACAAACAATTACATGATCCCCGTCTTCAAAAAAACCAAACCCCTGACCTTTGTTCGTAAAAACTGCATAATCAGATTTACCATGAACTGGAACTGAAGTTCCAGACACCACTCTATAATAATCGGTTATCTCTACATTTGGTTCTTTCTTTTGATTACTCATCTTTGCACACAATCAATGACTTGAATGACCTTAGTAGGATCGACTTGAGTATCTTTAAGTCTGCTAAACTTAATTATTGGAACTAAAATAGCGCCTACTCCAGTAGATGTATTTATTGTCACATCAGGAACTCTTGTTCCTGTTGGAATTGGTGGTTTAATTGAATTTAATCCTATAATAATTCCATTTGGTCCAGTAACAACTTGCCATTCACCATTACCAGATTCAACAGTATCATTAGGATCATACCCAATTCCCCCACTGTCAATATGAATGATATCAATTTCTGGAACTAGATTTTCGGTAATTGGATTTGGTTGTGAAATTGGTTCTTCCCCAGGAACTACAGTAACAATAGTATTCAAGTAACCAGACCCAGGATTAATTGTAGGAACTGCAACAACTATTCCGTTTTCTATAATTGCAGGGCCAAGCACAGATCCAGATCCATTATTGCAAGGATCATTTAAACTTACGATTGGAGGTTCAGTATATCCAGATCCACCATCAATAATATCAAATCCAAGAATTTGCCCAAGATCATTAATAACTGCGTTTGCAACTGCTCCAAATCCACCACCGCCAAGGAATTGAATCGAAGGAGGTCCACATTCGAAAGAAGTAGGGCAATCAGGAGAATCTGCAAAAACACTACTGAACAATGGAATTGATGAAGTTGTTGGTCCATTACTCATACAAAACTGTTCGTTATTTGTTTTACAAGGAGACTCCTCACAATTCAGGAGAGATTTAATAACATTCGCAATTCCTAATACTTTGTTTATAATTGCATTTATCGAACCTAAAGTTCCACCCAAAAATACATTAATGGCGGTAATTACTGGATTAAGTAAATTAGAAATAATTTCAAATATAGTATTAAAAACTGTGCTGATGAATTTATTGATATTGCATAATAAATTCCCAAACAATTGATCTAGTAATTCCTTAACAATTTTTGATACTAATCCAAATAAAGATTTGACTAAATTTTTAAACAGACAATATATTGCGCTATTTAAAGTTCTAAGTTCTTTACCTGCTTCCGCTTGTTTGTTTTTTGGAAATAAATTATCAATCTGGTCATTCATTCTTTTTGATATTTCTCTATACAATGCTGTCTGTGCATCTTTAACTTGACCAGAAATAGTTTCGGTAATTTTTGTCGCAAGATTATCTATTTTGTTATCAAGATCTATAATTTTACCACTTACATAATTTACAAATTTACCTTCATACTCTTGAACTTTTGATAAAGTTTTTTGTAGTTCTGATATTTCTTTCGTAATTCGACTAATTTCATCCTGCTCACACTTCTCTACAGGTTTTGTACAATCATTACTTTTCTGAGAGAATATATCTGCTGCTCTACTAACATCTTTTGAATCTCCAGTTTTACTTCCAACTACAGTTGTTTCTAAACCTGGTTTTTGTGCTTCTGGGTTACTAATTGGTGTTTCTACTTTAGTTGAAACGTTTTTACCACCAGCAGCATCTGGTGTTTTCGTATTTTGTAATTGGGGATTATCTATTCTTGTAGGTTCAAATGGTTTATACCCAGAACTTTTAGAATTTTTAATTTTACTTGGATTAGTTTTTGTAACAACTCCAGAGTGCTTATAAAGTGATCCTATAATCACAGGTTGTTGCCCAGAATCATCATCAAGATAAAATCCGATTACAGTTTCACCACCTTTATATTGATGTGACTTTCCACTTCCAAGAGTACCATTTGGTTCTCCTGAAGGAATCATAATATGTGCCCATGGAAGATTCTTATCTTCGAGTTGATTTCCCTCTCCAGTATGGTTTCCCATAATTCGAACTTTTACTCTATTATAGTAGAGAGGATCGCCAGATTCATTTGCTTGCAGTTGAACTTCATCTGCAGTGCTAGATTTTAAATCTGCAATTTGACCAATCCACCAAGAAAACCCATCTCTTCCTAAGAAGTTTGCTTTGTTTAATTGTAATCTAATATCGGTGGAGGATTGATCAAGAAGTGACATTTTTAATTCTCGTAAATTCTACATTCTATTGCACCTGGATTTTCATCACAAAACAATTCTAAATTAGATGGATCGTAGTCATTATTTGGATGACGTTCTTGATATTTTTGCAATGCTAACAATTCTTCTTCATAATGCCTACGACTTTGTGAACTAATCATAGGATCATTTATTTTCTTACTATCTTCTTCAATATGTTTTTGAATATTTTCCATTTTAGGTAGTTATGAATTCGTAGGAATCTTTAATGAGGGATAAACTCGTGAATGCTTTTCGATTTGGATCGAATCTATGACATAGAGATGCTATAACATATTTACCACTTGCGGTGGACTCCATATCTTTATTTTTGCTTGATGATGGTCTAGGTATTTCACATTCAATTAATTGTCCTGCTCTCAAATCAGTATTACACGGTATGATAATATTTAATACTTGAGAGTATAATAAACTATATCTTACAGCAGACTCCGCTTGATATTTAGGTAAATCTTGGTCATTATCAAATTTATTTGCTTCGGTTAATGCTCCAGGATCTAACATTTTTAATGAAATTCTAGAAATAGTGTCTTCTAATTTATCTTGCAGTTTTGGTGAAGATAAGTCGTTAGCAGTATTTTGAGTTTCTTTTCCAAATTTTTCTTTGAGAGTGAATTTGATTGGAGTGAACTCTTGAGTAAATGCATTGTAGAATAAGGACTCATTGGAATACATTCCACTTCTTAATGAAGTCATAATATCATTATTTTTTTGTATAGCCGAACTCAGAATTTTAAAATTATTTTTTTCATCTCCAGGGTTGTTTCTATTTTCTTTTTGTGAATATATTTGTTTATACTCTCCACCACCACCAGTCAATAAATTATTTGCACTTAAAAAATTATACCCATCCTGAGTTTCATAAAAGAAAAATCCTGAAGTTCCCTTATCTTGTGGTACAGATTTTGGGCATAACCAAATTATGGTTTCAAATGGTCTTTTAGTGGTAGCAACAAAATTATATTGATTAAAGGTTTGATCAATTTTAATTTCCTTAGTCGTCTTTAAAGTTTCAATAATTTCTTTTACAATATCACTAATTGGTTTATTAAATTTTTTAACTATTCTTGTAGTTTCATTTACCACAGATTCTTTGGAAACTAACTCTAGAACATATAATCCTTGTCGTCCAGTCTTATCACCAGATATACTTCTGATGACCATATTTTCAATATTTAAATTCTCAAAATCTGGAACAGTTATATCAAAAGATATAGTTTCACCTCCAACTAATTTAACTTCCTCGGACCCATTTTGAGTTACAATTTCTGTCGCAGAAAATAACACCTTAGCAGTAATTGTTGGCGAAAGAATATCCTCATAATAATCGAGTCCAATAATTCCTGGTTTAAGATTAATACTTTTTAATTCGGAATTAGGATCAACTGGAGTTGCAATAAATTCTTGAATAGCGTATTTATTTTCTGCCATTTAATTATACTGTAGCAAAGAAAAGTTGTTCTCTAGTGAGACCAGAACTATTAGTATTTAACATACCAGGAGATGAACTACTTGCAACCTGAGTTGTTTGTGATTGTGGTTTTTGTTGTGATGTGGAAACCATGGGAGATTGTTTATTTGGTGCAGGTGGAGTTATTGGTTTCGGTTTTGGTTTTGCAGTTTGTGCTGTGCTTTGTCCACCACCAACATATTCAAAGTGAACATCATCATTTGGAATTTGCATCCACTTCCAACCATATTTTGGTCCATTTTTTGCCATCCAATCCCATCCTGGGCCACGTTCTATATCTAACGCAATCCCATCTCCATGAGGAGATGCTCCAGGAGCAGCAACTACAGCGTACTGTCCTTGAAGTGCTTTTTGATGTTCTAAACTTCTATAAGCACTATTAATTATAACAGTAATACCTGCTTTATTAGCATCTTGCTTTGCTCTCAAAAATGCTGGTCCAGCATCACTCTTTCTTAAATATGCGGTCCTACCATACCAATATGGGCCACCTGATGGCGAACCACTTAAAGTACCAACAGACACTAATTGTTCAGGTTTCATTCTACCGTTTTCGCCAGTAAGAGGCAAACCCTGAGGTTGTTCACTACCACCAAAAATGCCACCTCCCATTAAACCACCTGTTGCAACTGCACCACCTGCCGCTGCGGTTGCCATTTGTTCAAAGATATTAGGTTCTTCTTTTTTCGGTGTAATTGGTTCTGCTTTTGGTTGTGTTAATGGTGGTGCTTCTACAGATGGTTCTGGTTGATCAATTTGTTTTTGTTCATTAATAAAACCAAGTGCTAAATCATATGTAATACGACTGTTCCTTTTTATTAAACTAATTGTTTCTAAATGATTTTCTCTATCTTCAGATTGAAGAGAGTTTATGAAACTATTAAATCTTGAATTAAACTGTTCTATCTGATTTGACAAATCTAGAGCAGTATCAGTATTAACTTGAACTAGTGTTTTTGCCATATTACACTATGTTTAATTCTTTTAAAGCATATGCCGTATACAAATTATCTGGATTTGTTGATGAGAATCCTGGTACACTACCTACAGTTTCTCCATCATCGTATGATCCGCCAGAAGATCTTGGTGGTGGGGACTGAGATATCATAATTGGTGGTGATTGAGAACCAGTTTCTGTTGGAGTTATTTCGGATACTTTAATCTTGTCTATTGCAGCAGAAGCAACAGCAGGGTTCATAGAACTTTCTTCTTGTGCTATTTGTTGTGGCGTTTGTGGTTTTTGTGGTGCTGCTGCTACAGTTGAGGATGCTGGCGTTGCAGTTGAAGTTGAAGTTTGGGTTGGTGGTGGCAGAACTGGTGCTGCTGGTGCTGCTGGTTTTTTATGCGCCTGTGCGTCTTTTAAAAATGGTAAGTGTTTACCATTGTTGTAAGCTGACCAAGGAGACCAATTAGATCCCCCCGAAAGTTTAAATGCTGCCCTTGCATTTGTTACTGGATCATATAAATCTTTATATGATGATAACCCCAATTGCTTTATTCTTTCTGGACCTAAAGCACCAGTCATATTAATTTGCCACAGTCCATATGAGGTTTCACCATTTCTGGCATACAACCCAGATTTTATAGTATCATTAGAGGAATCTCCACCAGACTCAGCCATTGCAACAGCAGCAGCAATTGAAGCATTTTTTTCATTAAACCCAACACCTAATGCTAATTCTTTTAATTGCCCCACAGTAAACTTTTTTCCTGATGGTGGTTTGTAATTTGGATCTACCTGTCCAGGATCACCACCATCTTCATCACCACCAAACATACCAAGACCAGCAAGACCAGCAGCACCAGCAGCGGCACCAAGAAATTTCTTTATGTCAAATCCCTCTTGCGGTTGTTCTTGTGCTGTCTCTTCTTCCCCAGCAATAGTTTGTGTGGGTTTTACTAAAGATGCGCCAACTCTTTCTTTACTTAATCTAGTTTCGTTTTGTTTTTGTAAGTCCTCAGCAAGACGCTTCTCTTGTTCTCTGAATTTTCTATCGCTTTCTAAACTTTTAATTAAATTGGTATAAGATTTTGAAATTGAATCAACATCAAATCTTAATCCATTAAGGACTCTTTGAAATATAGAATCCGAAGTAGATCTTTCTACAATTTCTCGTTCACGAATTCTTTCTACAGATTTTATTCTCTCAATAGTATTATTTTTATCTTCAACACTTGTGGCAACAACATCAAGTAAAGATGCTAACTCAGGAGCAGCAATAAATGATGGTTTAGTTTTTAATGTTTGATTTTTATTAACTCTTATATCAGCAGATAATAAAGTCTTTCCACCAAAAAATTTTGAAATGTCAATGACATTTGGTTTTTCTTGTTGTTCTTCTTGCTGCTGAACCTCAGCCATTTTGTTTCTTCTCTTCTAATTCCTCTATGTGCTGTTTTAAAAGTTCAAGATAGATTTCTCTTTCCCAAGGAATCATATTTTCTATTTCAGTCAAAGAATATTTATGGTGTTGCATCAAAGCAAAATTGATTCTGAAGTATGTCTCCAGATCCTCCTTTGCCAGGCCTAAGCGAAAAAATCAGATAACCCCTCTAGAACAAGAGTATTTTCAACCTTTGTTTCTGGATTAATTACTTTAAGTTCATGACTTAATTTTGGCATTGTCTTGAAGAATTTCTCAATCTTCTTATAATCCTTTGGACTTAGAGTATCAATCCAAGTCATAATTTCTTTTTCAGTACAATCAGACCCCACCCAACAGTCATCCTTGTTATAAACCATGTCTATACACATGGCAATGAGTTTAGAAGATTTCTCTAGATTTTCTGATGATTTGGTAGTTAAATCAAAATTGTTATTGATGAACTGTTCTAAAGATGGGTACTTAAGTTGAATTGTATATCCATCTTGAATCTCAATCTTATTAGTATGATCATCGTCTCGATTAACTTTAATCTCATCAACGTAGATAGTTACTGGTACTTGAGTAACACCATCATCACCACATGTAATTATAAGGTCAATTGATTCCCCGATTGCCTTTGCTCGAATATTTAAAAACAGGTATTCAATATCAAAGATTGGCAATTCCTGAACTTTGATATCTTTTGTTAAAATACAATCCGAAATAACTTGTTTAACTGCAGATGTAATTTGTCCAACATCTTTTGATTCTAAAGCAATGATTAGTATTTTTTCTTCTTTGACTAAAAATGGTCTGAACTTAATTTTTTTTTCGTTGGAGGGAAGAATAAGTTCGTAAGTTGGAGTCGCAATTGTAGGTAATGGCATATAAAATCAATTTCAATAATATTATTTATTATAGTATACCTGCGAGTAATCCAGATGCTTGACCACTATTTGGACTAGTTCTTTCCGTAAGAAATCCTGCTGGAGTTCTTCTTGTGATATATCTCATATAATCAAAAACGACAGTATATTTTAATACTTGAGACCCTTGATATGATACAGGGGATGCGATGAGATCTGAGGGATAGGCTTGAATAAATTCATATGTTAAATAAGATGAATTGGCAACGGATGCTGAAGATACCGCTTCTAAATCTTTTTCAAATTTCGTTACAAGAATATGTTGGCAATAGTCATTTGGATATTTGAATTTGTAGATAGCAGCATTATCAAAAGCATTACTATTATTTTGCTCTCTTCGAGTGGATTCAATAATTTTTCCATTATATGAGAGAGGATTTATATAATTACACCATCCTTCAAAAAATCTAATTATAGCATGATCCTTATCAACATAAAAAGTTAAAGACAATTGAGGAAGTGCTCTTAAAATAGGATAACTCTCCCTAACACCCTGCCTATTTCCCATAACTTCAGTTTTTTTAAATGCAGGCCCTGGTAAGAGTGCCTCAGAACATAAAAGTTCAATTTTCTCCATTCCATCCAAACCATCAGTTTCTGAAGCATCAAAAATACCAGTTCCACTCAACCAAGTACGCAGTGTTTGATTTAACGGGAATGTGACATTAAAAAATGTGGTTGTAGATACCTTAGAAAAAGTATTTTTTACGCTTTCTATTGTTCGGGTTAATTTTTTTGGATCGGGTTCTGTAAAGAAAGGCATCTAACAATAAATAGGTAATACAACCATAATATGTATATGATTTATGAGGCAATATTATCAAGGAAAGTATAAGGTAAAAAACTATCAAAAGTACAAAGGTGATCCCACAAATGTCATTTATCGTTCTTCTTGGGAATTAAAATTTTTAAAATATTGCGACGATAATGATAATGTTTTAGAATTTGGTAGTGAAGAAATAATTGTTCCTTATATATCCCCACTTGATGGAAAAATTCATAGATATTTTCCAGATTTTTATATAAAGGTTAAAGAAAAAACTGGAGGTATAAAAAAATATTTAATTGAAATTAAACCTAAAAAACAAGTTATAGGTCCAACAACAACTCCTAAAAGAAAAACTAAAAGTTGGGTGAATGAAGTTAAGGAATATGCTAAAAATCAAGCAAAATGGAAAGCAGCAGAGGAGTATTGTGCAAATAGATTACTTGAATTTAAAATACTTACAGAAGAGGATTTAGGAATATGAGTGATGCACTTAAAGCTTCTGATGAAATACTGGCAAGAAAATATAAAGAATTTGGGGGTAGATTTGTTTCACAAGAATGGTATCGAAATGCCATGTTTGAGGCTTTGAATAATCAACCACAAGAAGATACTACAGATTTAATAGACACTTTTGGATTACAAGTTGGAAAATTTTATTTCTTTTCATATTCAGCAAAATTTCCAAATAGATATCCATATTGGGATAGATATCCATTCGCACAAATATTAGAAGTTAAAAGTGATGGCAGTGTTTTAGGTGCTAATATTCATTATTTAAATCCATCATATCGTCAAACTATTGTTAAGAGTTGGTTAAATAGTACAAATGTTGTACCAGAAGTTTGTTTGCATACTTACATTATAACTAATATGAGTAATGTGGTAAGAGTTCCTGATAATGATATAGTTGGATTATCTGGTAAAGAATTCATTGTTGAATCTTTTGTGAACAAAATTGGACAAAGAATATCACCAAACAAAGTGTGGGTAGGGTGATAAATAAAAGTGACAGATATGTCTAAATAATGGCAAGTCAGACTCAAATTAAAAATAATACCATAAATGTTGGGGGGATAACCACTCCTAAGGGAACTGGTGGCAAGGTAAACGTTTCAAAATCTGGATCTGATGTTGGTTTCATTACAACTGCACAAAACTCAGATGGAACTTTTCTAACACACGCTCAGGCAGTTACGGTTTCTCAGAATCCAACAAGTGCAGCAAAAATTAATGCAGCACTTGCAGCATCAAAATCTACAAAAACTCTTCAAGGTGTTGTTGCAGAACAGGCGTATAATCAGAATACAAAATCAACACCAACAGGAACTCCCACATCTACAACCAATGAAATTCCTGCAGCAAATGCTGCATTTGATCCAAAAACTTTAAATAACGGGTCTGGATCTAATACTGGGAAAGTTTATCCATTCCCAGTTGATATGCAATATAGTGGAGTAGGTTCTCAAGATCATATTCGTATAAGAGCATTAAAATATAAACCACCTCAAGGAGGAGATCAAGGAGGATTTACTTCTGTTGTGCAAAACGGCATTAAATCTGCAAATGCAAGTTTACCACCACCAAACTACGAGTATGAGGGTGAGGTAATTCTTCCAATTCCAACGGCAGTAAAAGATAGTTCATCCGCGAGTTGGAGTATGACAAAAATGAGTCCTATTATGGCAGCAGCAGTTGGTACTGTAGCAGCCCCAGCGGTAACAGCGGCGAGAGGGGACATAGGGGACGCATTTAAACAACTTATGGATCAATTAACAAAGTCTGGTACTTTTTTCGGAGCAGAGGGTTCTGCTTATCGTGAAGTATTAGCAGCATCCTTGTCATCTTCTCTTCTTGGATCAGTTGGTTTGACAGGACTGGAACCTAGTGATATCTTAGCAAGAACAACAGGTAAAGTTTCAAACCCTAATATGGAACTCCTCTTTAGAGGTCCAAACATGAGAGAATTTGAATTTGCATGGAAATTTGCTTGCCGTAGTGCTGATGATGCAAAAAGAATTCGACAAATTATAAAATTTATGAAGTTGCAATGTTTACCAACAGTAGGAGAAAATGCCAATCTAATTAACAGTCCCAATGTATTCTTCATTCGATACATGAATGGTGATACAAGAATTAAATCATTACCACAACCAAAAATTTGTGCCTTAGTAAACTTTGGAATTGATCACACTCCAGATGCAATGGGGTGGGCAGCATATGAGGATTCTCATCCAGTTTCAACGGCAATGGTTATGCAATTTGCAGAACTTACTCCACTCTTTAGAAATGAGATGGAAGAAGCATTCCCAGAAGAGGACGACGTAGGATACTAATATGGCATACTTCAAAAGATTACCCGATGTATTATACCCATCATTAAAAAAGGATGTATCCTCTTTTGATTACATAAAAATTAAAAATTTGTTCAAACGAGCAAAGTTGCGTGATGATTTTTTAAATGTATTCAGTGCATTTGAGAAATATTCAATTGTGGGTGATGAAAGACCCGATAGTGTATCCGAAAAGATATACAAGGATTCCCAGTATGATTGGTTAGTTCTTATAATCAACAATATTCAGAATGTGAGAACAGATTGGCCCATGTCTCAGTCAGATTTAAGTAAGTTTCTAAGCGAAAAATATACAGATCAGCAATTAGTAGAAATTCATCATTATGAAACTAGAGAGGTGAGAAATTCTTTGGGTGAATTAGTGTTACCTGGAAACTTAGTAGTAGATTCAAATTTCACTTTCAAATATGCTGACGCTGGGGCAACAACAACCTACTCGTCATTAGTATCTGTAAGTAATTTTGAATATGAAAATTACTTGAATGAAGAGAAAAGAAATATTTTTATTTTAAGACCAGAGTTTGTAAGAGTTGTAGAGAAAGATCTTAAGAGAATATTTAAATATGAACAATCTTCTGAATTTGTAGATCAAAGAACTATTAAGACTTATAATCCTAGGATTTCCTAAAAAACCTACAGACAAAAAAATGGCCGAAATTTTTTTCCCGCCATTTTTGGTTTTAAAAACTTATTTTGAAATCACTCCTCAGCAAGTTTCTGGAAATATGAGAGAGTATCATCCTCATCATCCTCGGATGTGTTTGTAGGGGCACTTTGCACCTCTTCACTTTCAAAAGATTCATCAGATTTGACAACTGGTGTTCTCTTGGTTCCTAGAACAGTATCAAGACGGGTCTTCAATTGATCATAAGACTTAAAGTTTTCTGGACTTACAAACTCCTTGAGAGAATTGCACTTCTTCCAAAGTTCTTCAAGATCTTCATCCTCAAACCCACCTAGGACAGATGGTTTTTCAAATTCAGACTTGTCATAGTTTGGATAACCATCTGCCATGCGAACTTTCAGTTTGAAGTTTGCACCAGTCCAAAGATCAAATGCATCAGTAGGAGATTCATCCTCAAATTCAGGTTTTAGGGCACTTGAGATCTTCTCAAAGATTTTCTTACCGTATTTGAATAGAAATACTTTTCCCTCATTCTCGGGGTGAGCAGGATCCTTTACAACGTAAATGTTTGAGTAGTAAGACAGTTTACGCTTACGTTGGCGAACAACTTCTTGATCAGACTTATTTCCTGTTGCCCATAGTTGTGTGTTAAGTTCTCCCAGAGGATCTTTACGCCCAAGAGTTGTCAAAGAGTTTTCAATATACCATCCTCCAGGCCCTTGAAATGCATGACTCCAAACTTGCACGTAAGGATCATCTTCACCTTGAGGGGAAGGAAGAAAGCGAATAACTGCATAACCATTACCAGATTTATCGCGTTCAATCTTCCAGAAACGATCATCCCCCATTGAACTGGTCTTGTTCATTTTTTCAACTTCTTTGACCAGTTTGGCGGTGAGATTGCCTAGACGAGATTGCTTTTTAAGTTCAGCAAAAGACATGTGTGTTCTCCGTATACGATGTGTACGATGTGTTTACTTGTTTATTTTAACAGGTTACTGCTCAGGTGTCAAGACCTGATCACGAATAATTTTTTTGTATTCACCTGTTGAAATATTTAGAAAAGGTGAATATTTTTGAATTTTAAGACTGACTGATTCCCATACTGGGTCTAGTAGTTTGGTATCAAAAGTGTTCCCGAACAGGAATATGCTATGGTATATAACCAGTGTTTCGATACTAATCTTCCCGCTCAGGAACTTTTTAAGTATGATAGGATGAGATCCATTCTTACACTCAAAAATTGCATCTAAAGAATTTTCAGAAAGTAATTCTTCAGTTTCATTTTTAAATGTGTAAGTTAAACTTTGATTTCTTTTTTTCCAATTGGTGTAATTTGTTTCTCCCGAATGTATAATTTCTCCAATCCACAATCTTTGAGGATCAGAGCATTCAATAAAGTTAGAAACAAGATATTCTAATATCTCATTATCATTTTTTTGTCTAGAAGTTTTTTCAAAAAAATACTTATCCTTTCTTTTATTAAAGGACTTTATTGTGGTTCTAGTCTTTCCACTATATTTAAAATAATCGTATGATTTTTTTGTGAAATGATTTTTGAGAGATAAGTAACAACAATACACCTCAAACGGTGTCATATCGGTAGTTTTGCTTTAGTAGTTTTTTTCAAATAATTCAATGTGATTGCTTCACACCGAATTCTTTCTTTTAATGGTTTAGAAATCAACTTAGAAACCGTATCTATTTCAATACTATTTTCATTGCAGTAATGAACTATAGATTCAATGTAACTTAATGCACTTGACTCCACAAGAGTTTCGATGTCCGAAGAGAATTTTGCCTGACTCATAAATTTATCATTTAAAGCATTTTCAATTTCATTTTCCATAGGTTTTTAATTTATCAGAGACAAATTCTTTAATATAACCTGTTAAGAGTTTAATATAACACATTTTATCTCTTTTGTCAAATACCTTAACAACTCCAGCAGGAGTTACCATGATTGTAATCAGTTTTTTAACAGGAATTCCAGTTAATTCAAAGTACATACATGCATACGCAACTTCTTGAACAAAGTATTGTTCAATCCATTCTTCCTTTTTGATTTTGGCTGATGTTTTGAAGTCAATGACAGCAAGTTCACCATCATACTCAGCGATACAATCTACTCGTCCAGCAATGCCAAGAACTTCACTGAACATCGATCTTTCAATTGCATGAACCAAACCAATCTTGTCTAGATATGGTTTTGCAGCATCAAACATAATCATGGATTGTTCATCATAACTTTCTTTCAAGTTATTCTCTAAGTAATCTTGACATACCTCATGAAATTTTGTTCCACGAGTAGTTGCAAGTTTACAAATTTTATTTGCTTCCTTCTCACCAACTCGTTCACGCCATTCAGCAAAAAATTCTTTATTTTTATGAGATGTGACTGAAGTGATTGATGGGAAAGAATCTCCAGATGGTGTCGTATAAAAACGAGTTCCATCTACTTCTCTAGATTTGAGATCAATATCACCCAAATGATTTACATGATTAAACATTAGTATCCAAGATTTATTTTGTTTACAAGATAAGATTTGACCAATCCAGAGCGAACAATATCATCCACCCCAAACTCAATGCTTTCAAACTCAGGCATGGCCTGTAGGATTTTCATGAAGTCATGGATACCACTTCGTTCAGAAGTTTTAATTAAATCACTTTGCATGATATCACCACAGAACATAATTTTACAATCTTCACCAACTCTGGTAATGATAGAATCCAATTCATGAAAATTTAGATTCTGGCATTCATCTACGAGAATAATTGATCGATTAAAAGTTGTTCCACGAATAAAGGATGTTGACCAGAAACTAATTGTTTCTTGTGCCTTAAGATTGCCATACAGCATCTCAAAGTCTGCATCAGATGGCATCTCAAACATATACTTTACCATATTTTTGTATGGTATTTGGTAAAGTGCTGATTTATCATCATGATCACCTGGAAGAAAACCAATCTCTCTGGTGGCGACAAGAGATCTTACGATGTAGATCTTTTCATATGGAGTTGTTTCGTCAAGTACTTCTCGTAGTGCATTATAAAGAGTGATGAAAGTTTTACCTGTTCCTGCTGCACCGTAGGCAAAAAGCATTTTGCCATCATCGTATGCATCAAATAATACTTTTTGATTTTCAGTTAAAGGTTTAACATCAATAAGAAAATCCGAATTAATCGGCTTCTTTCTTCTCATTTGCTTAGCACTCATACCAATTCCAACTGGTCCTGAATCCTTCCTTCTTCTTGTTGTCATAAAAATTTATAAAGTTTTGATGGTTGAACCTGGCATTTTTTTGGCACGATGTAGAACATCATTCCATCCAGGATGTGACTTCTTCAATTTGTTTTGCCAGTCTCCGACTTCTCCAACACCAGCACAACCTCGACTCCAATCTTTATCCCAGGTAGGATTTTCTTTTCTCCATTCTTCATATTTTGATATGGACATATCAAGTTCTTTTACTTCACCAGTTTCTTTATTAATAACAGGATATATGGGCAATGTTAATCTCCTTTTCTATAAGATATTTATGGAATAATAATCGATGGTGCATCAGAACATTCTGGACACTCATCACTCGCCACCCATCCTAGTGCCTCAGATACAACAGGAAACTGGCAGATAAAAATACAGCGAACTGCTTCTGCAATATCCATGTGTTCTTTCTGAGTTCCATTTTCACTACGCAAGTTGATATAATGTATCCAAGAACGCACTGAACCCGTCATGTAGAGGCGTGTAGGGGTCGCTAGGGGCAGCACAAAACGAGCACACTCTTTAGCAACACCTTGATCCAGAAGAAAATTATAGGTGTCTTGAGCATCACGAAACAAATCTTGAATCATTTTATTCATCACAAATACTTTTTCTTCTTCAAGGTCATCTGTAGAATTCTGACGATTCTTTGTATCTTGACGACGCAATTCTGGAATAGGAATCTCTTCTTCCAACCAACCAACATCAGCATAACGCTGTGAGAATTCTTGATACGTGAAAGATCTGTGCCGCAGAATTTGAGCTGCCAGACCACGGGTTGTATTAATCTCAAGAGTCATATGTGCCTGCTCAAAAACAGACCAATGATTATGCTTAATACAATAAGCAAGTAACTTGGAATACTTTTCTGAATTTTGATTTGCAGGGTTAGACACTCTAGCAACATATGCCATTGTCTTTTCTGCATCAGGTGTAACCGAAATGAGTTTAACTTTTGTATTCATACTTAGTAATTTTGGGTAAAACAAAATCCCTGGTCTTATTATAGACCAGGGATTACGATTTGTCAATCATCTCTGAGTATTATTCTATCAGACTTTTGTCATCTTTCCTTCGTTTCCAGGTTCACTGCTCAGAGTACCTTTCAGTATTTTCCCGGCAGTTTTTGCTACTTTTTTGCCAGCACGGAGAAGTGCAAAATCATTGGCATCAATTTTGCCATTTTTGTTGGCATCAATTTTTTCTTGATTGCCAGGAAGATCCTTCTTCTCTGATATGTAACCTTCACGAACCAAATATTTTTTGATTACAGTTTCTTCTTTTGTTGTTTGACTTAGTAATGATGGATTGCCTTTTGCTGCCATTTCCTTTTTTCTTTTTTCTTGCTCAGCAGCAAGGGCAGACCCTGCTGGTGCTGGTTTGTTCAATGCTTCTGGAGTATTTGCTTTTTTAAGATCCGTATTTACACTCTTTAGATCAGGAATTGCAGGAGTTGGTCCAGTCGTTGGCAGATTAGTTTTTTGTGCTGCTTGAAGTGCCTTCTCTGCATTTGCTACAGTACTAGTGTCTTCTCCTGCTGCTTTTTGCCTTGCTCGTTCTGCTTGTGCTGCTCTTAGTTCAGCAGAGGTTGGAAGTCTTCTCTCAAAAGAAGTTTTACCTAATGTACCGACTGCTGGTGGTCTTTCTGGTTTTGGTTTTAGTGTTGGAGTGCTAGTGGTGGTAGGTTGTGATGTTGTTGATGGTGGCAGCACTGGTGCTGCTGGTTTTGCTTTAAGATTTTTATTACCAAGTGCAATTACTTGATCACGAGTCATACCAGTCTTTGCAATTTTTGCAGCGCCGCCACCTGCTGCAAAAGCATCCATTTCTCTAAGATCTTTATATGGTTGTGTCCAAGGATTACTCATTTTATTTTTTGTTTATTGTTATTATTTATTTATTTTTTTATGGATCCTGGACTAGATCCACCTCCTCTCCTTCCACCCATTCCGCCACCAGCAACTGCTGGTTTTACTGCTGGTTTTGGTTTTGCTGCAGGAGCAGTACCATATCCAGGAAGTTTTTGAGCAGTTGCAGATTTAGTTGAAATGCCTAAATCTTTCGTATATGCTTGAGTGTTTTTCAATGCTGTTCTATATTCAGTTTGTGCTGCTGCTTGATCTCTTTCTCTTTGACCACCAATATTTAAACCTCTCTGAAGATTTCTCCAAGCACCAGCGGGAGAAGCATAAGAATCTCTAGATGCAGTAGATGCTCTAGCGATATAAGTTGCCTTACCACCTTTATATGCAAGATCTCCTACACGTTGTTGCCCAGTTTTAGGATCACGAACTAGTTGAGTTGATGGAAGTTTAACAGTTTTACCTTTAGTAGTCAAAGTTCCTGCTTTAGTATCAACTTTTACAGGTCCACCAAGTCCAGTTAATGCAGAACCTTTTGTGGCACCATAAACATTTGCTGTTCTCATACCTGATCTTGATTGTTGTACACCACGTTTCTGATTTGCTTTTTCTAATTCTTTATCACCACCAAAAGGAGATTCTATTTTTTTAACGATACCTTCAGCACCCTTCACTCCTCCGTAGTAACCGACGATGCCTGCTGCTATACTACCTGGAATAGCAATATATGGATTTTTTGGAAGAACTCTTGCTGCAAGTGTTGCTGCTGCCTGAGCCCCTGCAACTCCACCCCCTGCCTCTAATGCTGCTTTTGGAACAGCAGTTCTCAATCTTTCACCCTGTGCCTGGCGTTGTTTTGTTTTGTCGTAAATATCATATCCTACACCTGCAACAGAAAGAGCACCCATAGCACCTGCCCCAACTTGTCCTAAAGTCGGTTTGGAGATTCTAGATGCGTTTGGTTGACCAGGAATTACTTGGTTAGAACCACCAGCGCGAGTTCCTGGTCCTGCTTTTTTTGGAACCTCTGGTGCTTTGTATTGTTGACCTGAAAGTGGATTGTTTTTTGCGTCATAAATTTTTTGAGCATCAGCAATTGCTTGTCTCAATCTTTTTATTTCAGCAGGGTCAGTTGCCCCAGCAAGTTTTCTTTTAAACTGTACAATTTTATTTGCGTTCTCTTCGGAAATAAATTCTTTAAACGTTTTCATTCCAACAACTACGTTTCTTCTTTATAATATTTATCAAGGAGTTCATTTACAACTTTCTCTGTCCCATCCATAACACGAATTTGATAGATGGGGGATCTCATATACTTTTTAACTTTTTTATATTGCTTTTTGATAACCGCAATATGATCTGTATTTAACTCAACCTTAAGTTCACCTTCGTCTTTTGTTTTCGGATTTTGTTGGTTCATATCCATAGGTTGAGGGATTGGATCTTCCGTCAGTCCAGTCAATGGAGTTAATTGCGTTTCCAAGTTTGTCATAATAAGCGTCAAAGATTTTTACTTTTGAATGAGACTGAACTATATCATATCTCAGAGAGTCATTGAATGTGTACTTAACAATATAAGAATTTGAGGGCAAAGATTTATCTTTACCTGCAGTACAATCACAATTTTCTATCAGAATGGTGACACCATTTTTTTTGTTCGTTTCTTTATCCGAATCAGACCAAATCATAGTTTCAATTGGTTGATCGGTTGACTCCCCAGACGATGGTCGGGAAGGCTTCTGCAACAACGTTTTGCGTGATTCTGTATTTTTTTCCAAGTTCTTTATCCTTTACTAAACATAGTACTTCTGCTTCGGACTCATGAACACCTTCAAGAATTTGAATAAACATAAGTTCCTTTTTTGTATTTGAGATATCGTTATTTCCTCCCTCTACAAAATTATGAAACAAACGCTCCTGTTGTTCTAATCGTGTATGTTCGGTGCCCATGGGAGCATCATTTTTTGTATATGGAACTTCTCCCTCTGGAATGCAACTCTTAACATTTGGATCAAAGTTCCAAATCAAAAGTTTTTTAAGAGCAGCAGTTTCATTATCCCGAAGAATTTTTATCTTCTCTTGTTTTGTTTTTGCGTTGTGAGCCTTTTGTAAAATTTCAGAAATTAAAAGTCTAATCATATCAGTTAAAAAAAATTAAGGTTCTTCAAGTTCTGGTTCTGGACTAAAATCCTCGAATCCATCATAATGAAAAGAGATTAACCCATCAGTGAGTAAGTTACCATCCTCATCATACATCTCTGGGTGCATAGAAAGAGTTGCATCAATTCTTTTCTTGATGTAATCTCTAGCAACCCATACCACCAATGCGCCTACAACAAAAAACAAAAGTGAAAATAAAACAGAAAACGTGAGTGTAATAGCTATGAGTTCCATATGTTATTCCTCTGGTTGTAATTTGTTTATATTCAAAGAAAATTCAAAGTAGACATTGATTTCTCTTTTAAAAAAAGAAATTAGTTTTTCAAATTGAAAGATTATGATATTTGGTTTTGGTTTTTGAATACTTCTCTTACTAAGTATGAGTTCTACACCTCTATTTATTCGAAGTTTTTCTTTTCTTATAGGGTTTTCGTTTTCGTTTGAATTGCTCATACTTTCTTGCCGACTCAATAAGTTCTTCCAAATAATCTTTCATCTTTCGCACATCAGGTTTATTAAAGTTTGGATATGCTTCTCGTAAAAAAGAATTACCCCCCTTCAAAAAATCTTCAAATTCTTCTATTTGAAATTCAATGACATTAATAAATTTACTGTGGTTAAATACTTCAATTTCATTTCTTGAAATATTTTCAGTTTCTAAATATCGATAAAAATTAAAGTTAAAGTTTTTACGAAGAATTACATCATCCATTACATCATTGAGAAGATAACAGATTTCTGTAGAAGTTGTCACTGAATTACTTTTTGTTCTCGTAACCACTGAATTGTTTCGTTGCATCCGCCTAAAATTTCATCATTACAAATTACCCGAGGGAAAGTCGAACCTTGACCGAACTCATTATAGAACTCTTCCTTCTCAAAGTCAACCCCCAATTTATAGGTGACAAAGATTTGATGAGTCAGTTCTAGAACTTGTTGTACCTTATCACAATAAGGACACCCATCCTTAGAATACACTACAAAGTTTTTCATTAAATACCTCTCTCTATAATTCTCATTCGATATTGTTTGGATTGAAATGCATTTATTAAAAATTCACAAGCAAGTTTTGGATTTGTATGTGACCCACAAGTAAATACATCTACAGCAGCATAGTTTTTTTCAGGCCAAGTATGTATACTTAAATGTGATTCTGAGAGTAGACAAACTGCGGTGATTCCTTGTGGGGTAAACTCCATTGAAATTTCCTCCAATAAAGTTGCCCCAGATATTACAATTGCTTCTCTTAAAGAAGTCATAATATGTTGTTTACAATTTAGGTAACTTTCATTTGCATTGCAAAGTTCTAATATATAATGATTTCCTAATTTTTCCAATGCATGTATTACCAAAACTGAAATTTTATTTATGGGTTAAATATCTCAAGTTGACTTTCTGGAAGTTTGATTTGAGGAAGTGGTTCTGGTTCACGAACTTCCCAGGAACCACCAACACCACCGTCCATATTCACGACAATCTCACTGGTTGGTAGTGCCTTAGGCATCTGAACATCCACCACCTGACCCATCAGAAACTGATTGCGAGTATATGTGCGGTTCTGTGGATCCATAGCAACCATCGCCAGAGCATCAAGTTCATCACCACAATCTAATAGTTTTCTTCCAGTCTTTTTATCAAGAACTGAAAAATATTCTTCACTGTTGTACTTGTTCATTTGGTTTAGTGTTTTGTTTATTATAGGACACTTGTGGGATTCTGTAAAGACCAGGCCAGGTGTCTCTGATGATCTCTGCAAGTTTGTCTGGAGTTGTGGAGGATATCATTGAGTAGTAGTAAATAAAAAGGGGGTGTTATCCCCCGTTGAAATTAAATTGTCTCTTACCTCTTCGTCTCTGAACCACCCGAATTTCGGGGGGCATTCTTTTTGCTGGCATTTTTCTCTGCGTAGAGAACATACCATCATTAGTCAAAACACGAAAGATTACCAGTAAAGGTATTAGGTATCTCATTCCTTAACATACTCAACACCACGATAGATGTAAGGTTGCTGTTCGGATTGTTGTTGCTGTTGTTGATAAACACTGTAATTAACTTCTACACCACGATAAACTTGATTACCTGAGTGATGAATTTGAGTTTGTCCTTTGTTATTGGTGTCATATGCGACACCACGGTAGGTTGCTTTAGGTGACATTAGGTTTTCTCCTTAGTTGTTTAGGTTAAAGAGCGTTCCTTCAGTCGGCTTTTGCGTCTATGGTAAAGTCATACATGTACGACTTCATAAACGTACATGTCTTTGGTGAGTGTTCTATATAAATTTGAACGAGCTCTTCCTTTACATTGTTCGGCACTTTTGAAATGCGAACATTATTAATAAGTTTCTGAGCTTCTACACACGACCAGAGAATGATTTCCATAGATGAACGATCCGTTCCGAGTCGGCTTACTTCCGTCTAGTTTCCCAGATGAACGTAAGGTCATTATAGACCTTGTATAATATTTAGTCAAGTGTGAGCGAACATTACTTTACCTTTGCATAGATTGAGGTGTCACCATAGTCACGGTGAAGTTTGTATCCGACGACAGCGCCTTTGGTGTTCATTAGAGACGGCATGAATACAATCAAAAAGAAGATCGCTGGTGCTCCGAGAATCAGTGCTCCTGCAAAAACATAACCGACAAGAATTTCAACGATTGTGTGATCCATAATAAAACTTTACATTAGAAAGGAAAAAAATGGGGGTCCGAAGACCCCCTTATTATAACACTGATTGAATCAGTTATCAACCGATTGCAGGCGCAGTGAGAGCAACAGGTGTTGCCTCAGCAGCAGCAGCAAGGTCGAGTGGGAAGTTGTGGGCATTACGTTCATGCATCACTTCCATTCCGAGACCAGCACGGTTCAGAATGTCAGCCCAGGTGTTAATCACACGACCTTGTGAGTCAATGATGGACTGGTTGAAGTTGAAACCGTTGAGGTTGAATGCCATGGTGCTAACACCAAGAGCTGTGAACCAGATGCCAACTACAGGCCAAGCAGCCAGGAAGAAGTGCAGTGAACGTGAGTTATTGAACGAAGCATATTGGAAAATAAGGCGTCCAAAATAACCGTGTGCAGCAACAATGTTATAAGTCTCTTCTTCTTGTCCGAACTTATAACCATAGTTCTGTGACTCATTCTCAGTGGTTTCACGAACCAGTGAAGATGTAACCAAAGAACCGTGCATCGCAGAGAACAGTGAACCACCGAAGACACCAGCAACTCCAAGCATGTGGAATGGATGCATCAGGATGTTATGTTCTGCCTGGAATACAAGCATATAGTTAAAAGTTCCAGAGATACCAAGTGGCATGGCGTCAGAGAAAGAACCTTGACCGAAAGGATAGACCAAGAACACGGCACTCGCAGCAGCAACAGGTGCTGAGTAAGCAACGCAAATCCAAGGACGCATACCTAGTCGATAACTAAGTTCCCATTCT